CACAGCCTTGACAGCGCTGAGGGCTGACGCTGGCGCCAGTGATGGTGATCTGTACCAGCTTGCCAATGATATGACCTTCAACGCCTTCACCAGTGAAGGGCCTGGCATCCTGATACCTTCTGATCTCTATGACAGGGTGTCTGGCTATGTAAGCAATGTCACTGGCGCCAGCTATTTGACCACATCAGACAGCAAAACTGATCTGACCACCAGGGGCTGGGCTGTCACTGAGAGCAATGAAGGCACAGTGACAGGGGGTGAAGGCTCAGCCTTCAGGTGTGATGCTGGCACCAATATCGGTGGCTCTTCTGACAGCGCCATTTTGAGCTTTACACCATCATCAAGCCAGACCAGTGTTTTACTCTTGGTGAAGCTTCAGCCGATATCGGGCACCCTTAATGGCCAGTCATATGCCCCTGGCATTTATACGGGTGCGGATCAATTCAGGGTTGTCTGCACAGATGGGTCTAATGGATCGTTTAATGTGCTCCAAAGTGGAACAACAAACCTAAGCGCTGCAATCGGTGACATCACAGAGACAGCTGCGACGTGGTTTGTCATGTATTGCGACACAACAGCATCCACAAATGTTGTTTATTTCCGTCGCATTGCAAGCGCGCCAGAGGAGTGTCTGTCTGCTGAGACTTCCGATCTGCCTGCCAACAGCAATGACCTTGTGCCCTATCTGGGGTGCTTTCAGGGCTCGGTTGGATCACACACTGTAATTGACTTTTATGAAGCTCATACACTGGTGACAACATGAGAATTTATACAGCGATTGATGATATGCCACCACCAGGCAGGGTGTGGATCAGGGGTCTGGCTGGCTATCTGGTGACAGCAGGCACACCAGTGCAGGCGCTATACCTTGCCAGCGCTCAGAATGTGGCTTTGACTGGCACAGCCATCAGCACCATTGATGCTGGCCTGAGCCTGTCAGAAGCCCATGCCATGCTGACTGATGGCTTGACCAAGGCTGAGCTGGTGGCGCTTGGCGCTGATCTTGGCCTGAGCCTGTCTGAAACATCATTGAAGGCTGAATTGCTTGATGCGATCCAGACACACCTTGAAGGGCTGGCACCATGACAGAGCACATTCAAGTGGGCGCTTGGATTGATGGTCCCCAGCCAGGCAAAACAGATGAAGCGCTGGCGCAGTGGGCACAAGCCATCACAGCCTGTGGCATCACCAGGCCATGCATTGTCACCAATGTGGGCATCAAGCCCCTCAACAGATCCAGATGGGCTGTGAGCCATCTGAGGCGCGCCATTGCAGCACTGAGGCTTGCAGGCGCTGATGAAGTGGGTGTGATGATCTGGCCTGTGGCGCAAGCTCAGGCAGTGGATGACACCATTGAAGACATGGGCAGGCTCTATGGCTGGCGAGACCTCGACAAGCCAGCGCGCCAGCTGGTGCCAGACTTCATCAGCATTGATGCTGAGGGCAACAGCAATGCCTCAGGCTGGGGTCCGGCTGGCGCCACCCTGGCAGGCGATTTGGCAGAGGGCCTGGCTGAGGCTCAGGCTGGCCATGATGGCTGTTATCTCAGCTGCACAGCAGTGCCTTTCAGGAAAGGTCCAAGGCTTCAAGACGCTGCCTTGCTTGCAAGGCCTGAAGTGCGCGTTGGCGAGCCTCAGGCCTATAGCCAATATCAGGCAGACAAGGCATGGACACACAGCCCCTTCTTCAGGCCTGGTGTGATTCAAACCAACACCTGGCAGACATGGAGCCCAATGCTTGAAGATGGGCACCTTGATGCGCTGGTCTTTGGCATGGCGATCTATGCGCAAGATCACCCCACAGGGGTCACAGGCGTCGACGCGCTGTGGCTCGCTGCACAGACCAGCATTGATCTGGGTGTGCGACGCTTCAGCTATTGGTCATGGAAGCACATTAAGGGCAGCACTAAAGAGCGCTTGCAGCGTCAAGACTTTCTCAGGGAGCTTGCAAAGGTCAAGTGCCCTGAGCCAGGGCCTGAGCCTGAGCCAGGGCCAGACGCTGAATACACCTTTGCAGATGCGCTTGACAGGCTGATGTGGGGTGATGAATTCGCCAGCATGTGGCGCGCTGGCACCACACTGCGCAAAGAAGACACTGAAGCAGACGACTGGCGCCTGACTGAAGCCCATGATTGTGGCTGATGTCGCGCTGGCTGGCCTGGTGGGCATGATAGCCCTGTGCTGTGTCTATCTTGCGCTGATTGCATTGGGGCAGATCTTCAGCGCCCTGTGGCGCTGTGTCTGCCAATGGAGGGCAAAGCCTTGAAACGAGATTGCACAATAATCACACTACTGGCGCTGGCACTTGTCTTGACTGCCTGTGCTGGCAAGCGCCCATCTGGCGCAGACATTGACTGGTCTGATCTGGCGCGCTCAGCAGCTGTGCCAGAGTTTGGTGAAGACGAGTGTGGCCAGACCCTGGTGTGGAGTTATGAGCTTGGGCGCTGGCAGATCGCTGGTGGTAAAGAAGTGGTGGCTGAGAATAGGACAGTCATCAGGGTAGACTGCAAGCCAGCCAGCGAGCCTGAGGCGCAATGAAAGCATGGAGGCGCGGCCAGACATGGATGAGACAGAGAAGCCTGAAGAAGTGCCTGAGAAGGCCACTGACAAAGCCCCTGAGGCGACACACAGCCCCATTGACTTTGACAAGGATGGCAAGGCGAGCACGCAAGAAACTGCCATAGCCATCACATTGTTGCTGGTGGGTGGTGGCTTGCTGGCCTGGCTGATGTGGCTGGCGAGCCAAGGCCAGATCACTGAAGAGACGATCCAGCCACTGATTGTGGTGCTGGCTTTCCTATCTGGCAAAGAAGGCTTCAAGCGCCTTTCAGGGGGTGGGTGATGTCTGCTGAGTCTTTGGCCATTCTGATGGCTGTAGCATCTGGGGTCTTTGGCATCATCACCAGCATCATTGGCTGGGTGGTGTCTCGCCTGGTGGCGCAGCTTGATAGACTTCGAGAGCGCACTGAGCAGCTGGAGCAACGGAACGCAGCCAGCCAAGCCAGCCTGAGCGCCCTGCCAACACTGGACAGCTTCAAGGAATTGCTGGTGACTCAGCTGGAGCCCATCAATGGGCAAATGAGCGCCATTGCCAAGCAAGTTGGCGAGATTGCCACACAGGTGGTGGATGTGGACAGGCGAGTGATCAGGCTTGAAGAGCGCAGCAAGCACGGAGACGGGTGATGTGGGTCAATGCCAGAGAAGCTGCTGAGCACTTTGGCATAGGCCAAAGCACCCTGAGAAGCAGATGTGAGCGTGGCACAGCTGGCTGTCCCCTCAGGCGCAAAGACCCAGCCCATCCACTGCGCTGGCAGTATTGGACAGGCCAGCACCCACCCACCACTGAAGACTTCCTGAGCGCCACACAGCCATTGCCTGTGGAAGTGATGAGACCCCAGCCCTTGCCAGATGAGCCCATTGAAGAATGGATCAAGGCCAGGGTGCGCGCCAGCAAGCGCAAGCGAGCAAAGCACAATCCAGCGCGCCTGGTGACACTGCCAGCTGAGCCCATGGCCATTGCCATCATAGGCGATCCACACGTTGACAATGATGGCTGTGACTGGTCTGCGCTCCATGACCACATCAAGCTGCTGTCAGAGCCAGGGGTGCTGATCACTTGCATTGGGGATATGCAGGACAATTGGATTGGGCGCCTTGGAAAGCTCTACGCCAATTCATCAAGCCTGGCTTCTGAGGGGTGGAAAGCCAGCGAGTGGCTTCTGAGCCAGGGGCAGTGGCTTGCAGTGGTGGGTGGCAATCATGATGCATGGTCACATGTGCCAGGCCTTGACCCCTTGCAGTGGCTTTGTGAGCAGAATGGTGTGAAGTGCTATGACCCTGATGAACTGCGCCTATATCTGCAATGGCGAGACAGGCCAGACCTTGAAGCCCTGGTGATCAAGCTCAGGCATGACTTCAGGGGGCGGTCATGGTTCCACCCCACCCATGGCCCACATAAAGAGGCCCTGCTTGATGGTGAAGCCCACATCTTTGCAGCTGGCCACATCCATCAGTGGGGTGAACTGACCAGCGAGCACAGACGTGGCAGGGTCACAAGTGCAATCAGAGTGAGGGGATATAAGAAGGCTGATGGCTATGCCAAGCGGGGTGGCTTTCCTGAACAGCAGCATGGGGAGTCTGCTTTAGTGGTGGTTCAGCCTGAGATTGAAGGGCCTGGCAGATGTCAGATCTTTTGGGATCTGGCGTCTGGCATCAAGTGGCTTAGGCATCTGCGCTCAGGCTGATGATGTGCGCCATGACCTTGCTGGCACGCTCTTCTTCAGTGCCAGGGCCTGAGATGATGCCAGCGATGTCTTCAAGCGCTGGCGCCTGGCTGAGCTTGAAGCCCATGGCATCCACAATGCCACAGATGATGCTGGCAGCTTCAAGGGGTGTGGCGTCATAGCTCACACCATCAATCTCATCATGCACCAGGGCTTCCAAGTCACACTTGGCATTGTCAAGCCACTGCACAGCCATGGCCTCAATGGCAGGCTCAGCGCTGGCCAGATCCACAGGGCCATGCTCGCCATGCAGCTGGCCATCTTCAAAGACGAGATCAAGCCAGTCACTGCCACCACCAATCTGAAGCAGGTGATCAGCGTCATAGATGAAGGGGCTGGTATCGCCAGCGTCAAAGCGCTGTGGCATGGCAGCATTCAAGGCCTCAATGGCTTCAATGCTGTTGAGATCCTGGCTGAAGACATAGATGGCAAGGCGCTGAGCAGGGGTCAATTCAAACATGGTTTGTCCTTTGGTGTGATGTGGGCTCCATTGCTCACATCGATGATTCATGTTTAAGCCCACTTATCCCCACTGTCAACGGAATTCTAGAAAATGTTCTGACTGGCTTGATGCAAGGTCAATTCAAGGTGTGGATCTTCACCAGGCGCAGCATGGCACTTGACCACCCTGGCATCCACCACCAGGCGATCATCATGAACCACCCCAGCCCTTTGCAGCGCATCAAGGGCGCTCTTCAAGAAGTTATCAGCATCAGGCGCTGTGAGCTTTGGTGTGCGCTCAGTGCAAGCGCGCCAGCTGGCTGAGGTAAAGCCAATGCTTTTGAGGCTGGCAGGCAGGCTGGCAGGCCTTGCACACACAGCCACCACATCAACCCTGAGAGGGCCTGTCAGTGGTGGTGTGGCGCCCCATTGAAGGCGCAGCTGCACAGCGCTGGATTGATACCACTGCTCTAGCTTGGCTGGTGTATAGACTGTGGCCTTTCTGCCCCTGGCAGCTGCGCGAGGTCTCATATAGGCCACAGGCTGGCCTTCAATGGTCAATGTTGTGATGCTGTCTTGTGTCATGGATCAGGCCCCTGGCTCTATCAAGCGCAGCCTGCCTGGTGATGAAGATCTCTTCAGACCATGGATCAAGCAAGCGCCATTCTCTTCTAATGCGCCTTGCCACAGTAGCCTGCAAGCCTGTGGTTTCATCCTGCCAGCTTTCAGCGCCTTCTACGATCTCCACCAGGCGCCAGCCCCTAATGTGCTTTGGCATCTGCTTTGGCAGGCTGATGTCAGTGTCTGCCTTCATCCACTGCTTGACTTGATCCTGAGTCACACCACACAGCTTGGCCACTTTGGCTGATGAGTAGCCAAGGGCAACAAAGCTCAGCGCGCGCAATCGGCAGCGCTCAGACTCGCCATGCATCTGCTTCAGTGGCTGCAAGCCTTTGAGCCTGATGGCTTTGAGCACACTTGACGAGCTGCGCCTGGTGATCTTCACAATCTCAGGCACACTCAGGCCCTGCTTGCACAGCCTGCCAATGTGGTCAATCTCAGCATCAGACATGGCCTTGACCTTTGGGGCTGGCGAGCCAAGGCCAAGGGCTTGCTTCACTCGATTGACAGCCCTGGTGGATCTGCCAATGGCTTTGGCGATCTCACCTGTGAGCTCGCCAGCCAGGGTGCGTGCTTTGATGGTGGCGATCTCTTCAAGGCTCAGTGGCACTTTCAACATGGGCAGGCCCTCACAGCAAAGGGCGCTTCAGGTAATGCACTTGATCACATCGCTCTTAAGCTAATGATCTGTCCGGTCCCTAGTTGTGACATCAGAGACACTGGCCGATCAAGCGCAAGCACCATCAGCACCAGGCCCCTTGCACAGGCTTGCACTGTGTGTGGCAGCTGGCCTGCCAAGGGGATAAGCCCACAGGATCATGGTTCCATATTGGGTGCCAATCAAGAAAGTGATCAGCAAAGAGGGCAAAGCCACTGCGGGCGCTGGCATTGCTTGAAAGCTGATCTGCCAGCCCATCACCCACCAAAGGATAAGAAGCGATGCATCTGCCAGATCAAGGCGCTGCTGAGGCACTGCCCCTCAGAAGGTCTCTTCAGCGCATAGGCTCAGCTGTTGGTGGTGAGCACCACCCCTTTGAGCTTTGAAGGCCATGGCGGGCTGAGCCATCCACCATGGCCAGGCATGTCAGTGTGTCAATGCCTCAGACTCAGGCTGTTGACTCAAGTTAAGCTCAAAGATCATCTGAGCACAGGCCCTGAGCCCATAGGCTGCAAAGCCCTGTCCTGCCCTATCAAGGCCACACAGGCGCCAGAGGCCATCATGCCAGTCAAGCCAGCCAATGCCCTTGATATAAATGGTGTGCTTGAAGGCTGAAGCGCTCTTCATCCTGGCTGGCAGTTCTAGCACTTGGAGCCAGTTCGCCACATGCTGGCAGGCCTTCTTCTGTTGTGCGCCATCATCGCCATCAGCCATCAGCTCAGCGCCCTGCCTCAGGGCAGTGGCAATGTAGTCATAAAGTGGGGCTGTCTTCATTGCGCACCCCCTGCCATGGTCAAGGTCATTTTGATGGGCTTCTGCTTTGTGGGCGCCTGCTTCGTCGATGCCAGCCCCTTTGAGCGCAGCCAGTAAATGCATCTGATCGCTGTGCTGGTGCTGATGTCTGCTTCTTTGGCGAAAGTGGCAGCGCTTGCCACCACTTGAAGATCAGCCCCCTGCCACTTGGCGAGCCTGGCACAGGCGCCGATGATCGCCTTCAAGGCCTCAGGGTCTGCTTCACCAGTCTTACGATTGGCCAGTGACTTCAGCGCGCCAGCCAGCCAGTCTGGCCTGGTGATGGCTGTGGGCTTTGTATCAGGCAGGGTCAAGATCCAATGACAGCCATCTGAGGCCCATGGGTTATCATCATTTGCAGGCCTGATCAGGCCAGCGAGCTTCAGCCAGCGATTGATCTTCTGCACCTGTGACTTGCTGCACCCCAGATGCCTTGCCACCTTGACCTTATCTGCCTTGATGACATCACCCACCATGACCCCTTTAGGCTGAGTGGCATAGACCCTGATCACTGATAGGATCGCCTTGGTGGATGGCTCGCCTGGCTTGCGCTTCTGCACTGCCTTTGACCCAGCATCAAGCCAGTCTTCAGTGGTGGCGCGCTTGCTGGCTGGCGCTGGCGCGCTGGCAGGCTCAGGCAAGGCGATCTGCGCAAGCCTCAGAAGCGCCTGATGTGTCTCACCAGGCGCCAGAGCCACATCAGGCTGTGGCAGTGGATCAGGCTCGCTGGCAGGCTCAGGCGCTGAAGAGCTCTTCAAGGCTTGCTGCCAGGCCAGCTGGCCACCAAGGCTGGCGCTGATGTCTCGCACATCCACCAGGGCTTCAATCAATGATTGATGCTCGCTGGCTGGCTGGCGCGGCGCCTGCTTCAGTTCTTTGATGGCATCGCTTGCCATCTGATGAATGGTGAGAATGGTGCTGATCTTCAACATGGTCACTCCTTTGGTGGTGGGCATTGGTGTATGAGTCTCACAAGCAGCGCCCCCTTTGATGCCTGCAAGATGGGCACAATGTGCCCTGTGACGATCTGTCTTGATCTGGGGTGCCAGGCGCGCTGAGTGCCCTTGCCAGCTTCAAGCGCCCACAGTGAAGCGCTCAGCAGCTGGCCCTTGAAGTGGGGGCTGGTGTCCAGCCCCACAGCGCCACACATGGCACACATCATCTTCAATCCTTGGCAAGCTCAGTGATGACTGCGCTGGCATCTGCGCTGAACTGCCTGATGGCAGACACCACATCAATCTTGTTGCGCCTGATGGTGGGCGCCTGATCCAGCGTCTGGCGCCACATGCTGGCCACAGTCTGTGCGCGAGTCTTTGGGGTGAATTCGGGGCTGAGCGCAGCATAGAGGCTGCGCGCTGCAAACTCCCATGCTGGCGCAAGCTCAGCAGCTGACAGATGCCAGCACTTACGATGTGCGGGACAATTGCAGGCTTTGCCACCCACCACTGAATAGGCCTTCTGCGCATCAGTGCGACTGCGCACAAAGACACCGGGCACACCATCAACCTCATAGGCTGGCGCCGCCGCCATCAGGATGGCTTCAGCTTCAAGCTCAGCAGCATCATCTTCAGTGTCTTCAGTGGTCATGGTGTCTGCCCACCACTGCGCAACGATGTCTTCAGTGTCAGGCAGGATATCATCGCTGATGTTGACCCACTGCCCAGCGCAGCGCGCCATCACCAGGCCGTCACTGTAAAGGGTCAAGTCATGGCCAATGTGCAGTTCAGCGCAGCCACCAATCTCTTCAAAGCGCAGAAAGGTCTGGCCATTGACCTTTGACCACAGGCCATTGAGCGCCTGCAAGCGAGCCTGCTTGACAGTGCCAGTCTTGATGAAGGCTTGCACCATGACATGAAGAAGGGTGGCTGAGGTCTCAAGCAGTTGTGAAAGTGTGTAGTCCATGATGGCTCCTTTGGTGATGGGCTCCATTGCCCTGCCATGCATCTAACTTAAACCCACCCACCCCCACTGTCAACAGAATATTGGAAAATAATCGAAGTGGGTTGACAGTATGCAAGGCCATTGGCATTTAAATGGGTGTGCCGATGAATGGAGGGCATTGAGATGAAGACACAGAGGAAGAAGATCAAGGCCTGGCTGGCCTTCAATGATCGCTCAGTGGCTCAGCTGGCTCAGGCAGCTGGGTGCGCCACACAGAGCCTTTATGATTATTTGGCAGGTCGCACCCCATGGCGCGCTGATGTGGCCCTGGTGGTCTCGCTGATCACTGGCATTGAGCTTGCCAGCCTGCTTGACCCTGATGGCAAGTGCGCCAGCGCAGCTGATGACTTCTGCAAGGATCTGGACAATGATTGATCTGACCACCATCAAAGACCACAGGCCATGCAAAGGGCCTGAGAAGCTTGGCAAGTCTGAGAAGGATGAAGCCATCAGACACTATGTGTGGGGGCTGCGCTGGCAGAAGCGCCAGCAACACAGAGTGCCTGTCAGGAAAAGCTACATCGGTATGCAGTGGGCTGCTGATGGCAGCGCTGGCCTGGTGTGGGTGCCTAAATATGAGAAGGGCATGTCTGGCCTGTGGTATCGCCTTGATGACTTCAAGTGGTGGGGATATCACAGGCGCTCAGCTCTAAACGCTGGCATCGAAGCCAGATTCAAAGCAGCCACCAGGCTTGCCAGCGATAAGGCAGGTGTGTAGCCTGATACACCAATGGCGAGCGGGTTGCAGCCCATATGCTCGCCATTGGTGAAAACTCAAAACTTGGAGATCATTGTGATCAACCCTACAAAGCCAGTCAAGACCTATGACTATCAGCGCATCATCAGAGATGATCAGCGCCTGAGCGCATCACACAAGCTCACCTTGTTTGTGCTCACCACCTATCTGCCATCAGTGCACCCATCAGTCACAGCCATTGCCAAAGGCGCCAGGCTGAATATCAAGACTGTCTCAAAGGCGCTGAGCGCACTTGAAGACCTTGGTTACATCAAGCGCATCAAGCGCCCTGGCAAGCCTTCAAGCTATCAGCTGACCACCCCCAAATCAGACCCTACCACCACCCCCAAATGGATACCCACCCCAAACGAGTACCCACCCCAAACGAGTACCCAACACCACCCCCAAATGGATACCCAACACCACCCCCAAATGGATACCCACGAAGAAATAAAGAAGAGACAAAGAAGAGAGCAAGCAAGCGAGGGGGCGCACATCGCCAGCAAAGAAGCCAAGGCAGAGCGCCTGGCTGGCTGGCAGGATGTCTGGAATGAAGTGGTGGGTGTGGGCGCCTTGCCAACACTGGCTCAGCTCAGGCGAGTCAGGCTTGATGTCACTGAAGACATGCTGAGCCACTGTCTAGGTGAAACTGCGCTGGCTGTGGGCACCAAAGACATTGGCAATGCCAGAGGGCTCTTCTTTGCCGAGCTGCGGAAAGCCAAAGGCGATGAAGCGCCATGGACAAAAGAGCAAGTCAAGCGCGCGCTCTACCCTGCCAGCCTCACCAAGGGCAGGGATATGCGCAGACCTTCAAGCCAGCCAGCGCCAAAGCCACCACCCCCTGAGACTGAAGAAGAGAAGCAAGCCAGACGCGCGCGCACAGCTGCTGTGCTGGCCTCGCTGGATCGATCCATTCTCTTTGGGGGTGATGCATGAAGATGGCAGACACCATCAAGAGCCTTGACTCAGAGCGCTGCCTGTTGGGTGCCATGCTGGCAGATCCAGACCAGATTGATCAGCTGGTGGCTGATGGCTTGCAGGCCACTGACTTCTGGGCGCCACTTCACAGGCGAGCCTGGCAGGCCCTGGTGGCGCTCAGGCTTGGCTCAGAGCCTGTTGATGAAGTGACCCTGTGGCAGGCGCTGCAAGCAAGCGCACCCACCAGAGACGAGCACTTACGCGATCTGGCTTCATGGTCTGCCATGGGTGGCGCAATCCCTGCCCATGCCAGCAAGCATGCTCAGACGATCATGCAGCTGGCTCGCCTCAGGGATCTGCGCTTTGCAGCCTTGCAAGTGGCTGAGGGCTGTGAAGCGCCTGGTGCTGATCCTGTCAAGCTGGGTGCCAGGCTCACACAGCAGCTGGACACCACAGCGCCCCCTTCATCGACGCTGCAAGGCATGCACAGCATCATGCAAAGTGTCTTTGTCGAGATTGAAGAGCGCAGCAAGCGAGAGGCGCCAGCTGGCATCAAGACAGGCTTCGCTGAGCTTGATGGCTTCATTGGCGCGCTTGAAGCCACCAGGCTCTATGTGCTCGCTGCCAGACCTGGCATGGGCAAGACAGCCATGATGCTTCAGCTGTGCCTCACAGCTGCGCTCAAAGGGCCTGTTTACATCGCAAGCCTTGAAATGACAGGCAAGGGGCTGGGTGAAAGGGCGCTGGCGCTTGAAGCCAGGGTGGATGCTGGCCTGATCAGAGAGCCATGGCGCCTGAGCCAGACGCACTGGTCTGCCATCCTGCAAGCGTCTGCCAGGCTCGCCAAGCTGCCCTTGCACATCGACGATGCCAGCAATGTGACACCAGCTGAGCTTGCATCAAGGGTGCGCGCCTTTGCTCGCAAGCATGGCCAGCCAGCCCTGGTGGCTGTGGACTATCTTCAGCGCCTGAGCGCACCAGACACAGGCACTGCCAACAGGGCTGAGCGAGTGGGGGCAGGGTCATGGGCCTGCAAGGCCATTGCCAAAGACCATCACTGCCCTGTGTTGCTGCTGAGCCAGCTGAATCGCGAGTGCGAAAACAGGCGAGACAAGCACCCAAAGATGAGCGATCTGAAAGAGTCAGGCGACATTGAGCAGGATGCTGATGTGGTGCTGGCGCTCTATCGTGAAGGCTATTATGAGGCAGACGCTGATCAGACGCTGGCTGAAGTGCTGGTGCTGAAGAATAGGCATGGCAGCATGGGCACTGCCAATGCTCGCTGGATAGGCGCTCAGACGCGCTTTGCAGATGTGGGGTTTGGATATGAGTAAGAAGCAATGGACACAGCAGCCAGGGAAATTCATCGTCGGCCCTGATGACTCAGGCACATGGAACATGGCAGGCCTTGATGGTGGGTTTGTATCAGCCAGCATTTACAATCAAGACCACCCCAGCGCGCGCATTCTGGTGCATGCTAGCGCTTCAATGACACCAGATCAGGCGCGCCAGCTTGCCAAAGTGCTCAGTGATGCTGCTGACAGGGCTGAGGGGCTGCAATGATTGAAGTCATGACCATCAAAGCCATCAGCCAGGCCAGAAGAGATCTTCAGACAGTGCGCAAGCTCAGCAAGCAAGCCACCACTGAGGATGAAGCCAGGCAAGCTAGGCAGGCCTTCTTTAACCAATGGCGCTGCCATCGTCGTCTGGCTGATCTGACACAGGCCTTGATAGAGGCTCAGCCTGGTGGTGGTGTGCGATGAATTGCGAAAAGATCAGACGCATTGCGAAAATTGGCAATGGGCTCGCCAGCGATGCAAGCGCGCTGGCTGGCTCAGCTGGCAGGGTCTGCCTGTGGACAGGGATTGGTATTGGTGTGGCTGGCCTGGTGGTGGTGCTGATCGCCAAGGGAAATGTCAGGATAGAGCAAGCGCGCTGGCGCCAGCGCAGAGGGGGTGAAGCATGACACATTTTGATATTAAAGCGCCTTTCCCGTGGTTTGGTGGCAAGTCAAGGGCAGCTGAGGCTGTGTGGTCTGCCCTTGGTGATGTGGATCACTACGTTGAGCCCTTTGCTGGCTCGCTGGCTGTGCTTCTCAGGCGCCCACACAAAGCCAACAGGGCCTATCACAGTGAAACAGTCAATGACGCTGATGGCTTGCTGGTGAATTTCTGGCGCGCTGTGCAGGCTGAGCCTGAAGCTGTGGCTGAGCACGCCAGCTGGCCTGTGGCAGAGGCTGATCTTCATGCCAGGCATCTTGCCATCTTGAAGTGGCGCACTGACGAGATGTTGCTGAAGCTGATGGGTGATGCTGAGTTTTATGATGCGCGCATCGCTGGCTGGTGGGTGTGGGGGCTGTGTTGTTGGATAGGCTCAGGGTGGTGCTCAGGCAAGGGCGCATGGATCGCTGATGATGACGGCAGGCTGGTGAAGCAGCCAAAGACAGGCAGGGGTGTGGTGCGTGGCAAGCCACAGATATATGATGGTGGCAGGGGTGCATTAAAGCCACAGCTGAGAGATCCAGGCATAGGCGAGCCACACTCCATGGCCATGCCAAAGCTGATCAAGTGGATGAAGGCGCTGTGCGCGCGCTTGCGCCATGTGCGCATCTTGAATGGCGATTGGTCAAGGGTATGCACCAGGGGCAGCACACACACCCTGCCAGTGCGCATGGGTGGCGTGGCTGGGGTCTTCTTAGATCCACCCTATGGGGCTGATGGTGTGGCTGATGTCTATAACCATGATTCATCCACAATCGCTGGCGATGTGGCGCAGTGGGCGCTGGCGCATGGCGATGATCCAAAGCTGAGGATTGTGCTCGCTGGCTTTGAGGTAGAGCACCAGGCGCTTGAAGATGCTGGGTGGGCTGTGGTGGATTGGTATCAAGGCGCTCAGGGTGGTCAAGTCTTTATGAAGGGTGGCATGGGCAACAAAGGCGCCAAGGGCAGTCAGATGCACAGAGATCGCCTGTGGCTATCACCCCATTGTATTCAGCAAGCCAGCGCGCAACAGAGCCTGTTTGCTTGAAGGGGTGGTGATGCGCATATATTGGCCAGACAGGCAGAGGGGCTGAGCGATGCCAGGTGGCAGACCATCAAAACTCAACGCAAGCACGCAGAAGATCATCTGTGATGCTGTACGCAATTGCCTGCCATACGCCACAGCAGCCACGCTGGCTGGCGTCTCGTATCAGACGCTGCACACATGGATGACAAAGGGCAAGCAGCCTGATGGTGGCAAGTACACAGAGTTTCTTGATGCCCTTAAAAAGGCAGAGGCAGAGGCTCAGCAGATCCTTGCCAGTCGAATCGCTGAAGAAGACGCACAGAAGGCCAAAGGCTGGCAAAGATGGGCCTGGCTGTTAGAGCGTCGATGGCCTGAGACATGGGCAATGCGCCAGCCTGAGGCCAATGCTGATGAAGAGATCATTGTGAATTTGGTGGGTGATGACTGATGGCACAGTTCATCTGCAAGCCCCACAAGATCCAGCGCGCCTTTCTGTGCGACCCATCAAGGGTGCGCCTGTTTGTGGGTGGCATTGGCTCAGGCAAGACATGGGCAGGCGCTGTGGAGCTGGTACGCCAGCCACCAGGCACCAGGGTCATGGTGGTGGCGCCCACTTATCGAGTGCTCAAAGATGCCACACTGCCAGCCTTCATGGAGTCTGCCAGGCCCTTAGTCAGAAGCCACAGGCGCGCTGATCTCGTCACGCACTTGATCAATGGCACTGAGATCTTGTGGCGCACTGCCACTGAGCCAGATCGCTTGCGTGGTCCAAACCTTGGCGCCATCTGGATTGATGAAGCTGCCATGATCAAGACACCTGAGGCCTTCGAGATCTTGGTGGGGCGCTTGCGCTTGAAGCCTGGTAAAATATGGATGACCAGCACACCCAAAGGGTTTAATTGGCTTTACCAGCTGAGCAAAGATCAAGGCACAGCCACACACTTTGCATCGACGAAAGACAACACAGCCCTGCCTGATGACTTCTATGAATTTGTAAGTGGCCGGTACACCACCGAGCTTGCACAGCAGGAGCTTGAAGGCCAGTTCATTGACATGGCTGGTGGGCTCTTCAAGCGTGATTGGCTGCCTGTCTTCACTGGCTCGCTGCCAGATGCTCACAAGGGCCTGAGGTATCGCTTTTGGGATCTCGCTGTGTCTACCAAGGCCAGCGCAGACTTCACAGCCACTGCCAGGGTTACAGTGACTGATGATGCCAGGGTCTTCATTGATGGGCTGTGGCAGGGTAGAGCCAGCTGGCCTGAAGTGAAGAAGCGCATTATTGACACAGCCAGATCTGAGCCAGACACTGAAGTGGGCATTGAGACCATTGCAGGCTTTGAGATTGCCCATGCTGAGCTTTTGCAGGCGCCTGAGCTTGCCCATGTGGCAATGCGCTCTATAAAGCCTTCAAGGGACAAAGCCACCAGGGCTGCGCCTTTGGCTGCAAGGGCTGAGCGTGGCAAGGTCATGCTGATGGCTGGCGCGTACACAGAAGACTTGATAGGGCAGGCTGTGGCCTTTCCTGATGTCAAGCATGATGACTTGATAGACGCTGCCTCAGGGGCGCTGGCGATGACTGTGGGCTCCATTGGAGCTCGCATCAAAGTTGGCAGGTCTCGCACACAGGCTGGCAAGCGAAAAGTGGAGTGGTGACGATGAAAGCAACTGACACACAGATCGCTGTGAGCCTGGCTGAAGATGGCTCTACAGTGGCCACATACAGAGGGCAGTCACTGACAGTGCGCCCATCAGACTGGCTGCACAGGGCTTCAAGGTCTGGCCTGCCTTTCAGCGCTGGCAGAGAGCGCCTGGAGCACACACAGGCCTTTAAGCCAGTGTATGCCAGGGGCAGATCTGGCGATGTGGGGCTCTTCTGGCGCCTGAGCACCACAGAGCCCATGGTGCGTGATGCGATACAGGGCGCTGTGTCTGCCATCGGCGCTGCCCCTTGGCGCATTGAGAAGCCCACACTGCCAAGCCATCTGGCAGGCAACCCAGCTGCACAGGCTGCGCTGGATCGCCACTATGATTATGCCAGCCTGGTGTGGTCTTCATGGACTGACACAGGGCTTGACAGGGTGTGGTCTGATTGGATCGCTGATATCCTTCAGTTCAGCATGATCTGTGGCTTCTACCTTGGCGAGATCACAGCCATTGAGCGCCAGCTGGCGATGCCACAGGGCCCTGTCAGAACCTATCTTATCCCTGAGATACCCTTGACCATCATGCCAAAGAGCGTCGATGAGTGGGTTTTTCAAGGCAATCCTGACACAGGCATGGTGGCAGTGGTCCAAGAGACCTTCGACCAGATTGACACCTTTGGCAATGCTGGGCCTGGCTCCAAGGTGATTCAGTGGGAGAAGCTGATTCATGTGCCCTTCATGCCAGCAAGCAAAGGCGATCTTGAAGGGCGCTCCATTCTCAGGGCCTGTGCTCGCCTGATTGAGATGAAGCAGAAGGCCTTGCAGCTGTGGGCGCTGGCCACTGAAGTCAATGCCCTTGGCATTATGACAGTCAAGCAAGACCCACAGCGCCCCTTGACCACTGAGGCTGAAGACAAGTTGGATGATGAGCTTGGCAACAGAACTGCTGAGCATGTCAGTCACATCATCATGCCACCAGGCGACCATGAACTGCAGATCATCAGCCCTGCCAGCGCCACTCCAGATCTGGGCCCACAGATCGACGCGCTAGACAGGCAGATCGGTCATGCCCTTGGCAATGTCCACAGGCTGATGTCACTGCAAGGCACTGGCAGTTATGGAGCCAGGCAGGATGCCAGCGCTGAAGCGCGCGATGCCTATGACTATCTGGCAGACTTGCCAGCCAGGGCAGCTGAGCGCCTGCTTCGTCGCTTCATCATTCTCAACTTCCCAATGGATGCGCGCCTTGGCATGATCTTCACCCCCAATGTGGCACATGCTGTGGTGGAAGAGAAAGACAACGCCAAGCGCGCCAGCACCCTTGCAACGCTGAAGAATGCTGGCCTGCTGACACCCACACCTGAGATTCAAGCGCAGCTGGCCAAAGAGAATGACTTGGCCATGGGCATTGTGGATGAAGAAGGCTGAAGCGCCCCTGCTTGACGCAAGCGATCAGCGCCCCTAATTATAAACAGACTGACGAGTCGGTTTTGAGGCATCATGGCACCATTGACAAAAGTCACTAGCAGCAATGTGGATCAAGTCGGAAGGTCTGGCGATGATCTCAGGGTGATCTTTCGCAATGGTGGGGTGTATGACTACAAAGGCGCCGCTGAGAATTTGCGTTATATGCTCGCTGCAAGGTCCAAGGGCAAGTATCTGCACTGGCTTGTAAAGCGCTTTTACCCATATGAGAAGGTCACACAGCTGGCTCAGCTTGGTGATGGGCGCACACAGGCGCAGACCCCAGCCCCCAAAGAAGACCGCATCAAGGGCAGCAAGCGAAACCCCAAAGGCTCAGCCTCAGGCACCAGGGGCGGCATTGAGATTGACAAGGCCACTGAGAAGGCGCTGAGAGCCAAAGTGGATGCGCTCAAAGGCAATAAACGCACTGTGGACATTGGCACCCTGAAAGCTGTCTATCGTCGCGGCGCTGGCGCATTCTCGACAAGCCACAGGCCTGGCATGTCTCGCAATCAATGGAGCATGGGCAGGGTCAATGCCTTTCTGAAGCTGCTGAAGACTGGCCAGCGAAAGAGGTCTTACACCACTGACCTTGACTTGCTGCCAAAGGATCACCCCCAAAGCACCAGGCAGGCTGAGTCAGTGAAGCCACCACAGTGGATGCGCAACGCTGCCAAGTGGGCGCTCAAAGTGCGCGCTGAAGCACCACCCAGCAAGCGCGCTGGCACGCCTGTGGGCATTGCCAGAGCCAGGGATCTTGCTGGTGGCAGGCCACTGAGCAAAGAGACGCTTGAAAGGATGCGAGACTACATCAATCGGGCAGCTGGCACAGCAGACAAGGCGCCAGCCAGAGACGAGCAAGGCCATGTGCCAAAGGCCAAGCAAGCCCTTGGCCTGTGGGGTGGCAGACGTGGCAAGCGAGTGGCCAGGTGGGCTGCACAGCAGCTGCGCAAGATGGAGGCAGACAAGTGAGACAGGGATTGGTGTTGACACTCAATGGCCTGCCACCAAAGCCAAAAGACCCAGCTGACCGCCTGGTCAAGTGGGTGGTGATCGCTCAGGCCCCTGGCTTTGTCTATCAGGGGCGCCACTTTGATGTGGATGGCAGCTGGATTGAAGACAGGGTGGCCGAGTATCGCAAGCTGGCCAAAGGCGACTATACAGCGCCCATGCTCAGGGAGCATGACAGAGATGGTGAGCGCCATGGTGATGTGCTGGCGCTCAGGCGCCACAGCATTGATGGTGTTGACAGTCTCATCGCTGCTGTGGCCTTTGCAGATCCTGAGGCAGAAGACAAGCTGAAGCGCGGACAGATCAAGTATGTCTCGCCAAGCTTTGGCCCCATTGAAGATGACAGGGGCAATACATATGACTTTGCATTGCGCGAGGTCTCACTTGTGGCAGCGCCACATCAGAAGCACTTAAAGCCTGGTGACACACATGTGCTAGGCACAGAGGGAGAAGTTATGCCTGAGCATTACGATGACAAGGAGAAGGCTGAGCTTGCTGATGAAGCAAAGCCTGAAGAAGACCGCCTGAGCCAGCTTGAAGCTGTGGTGGGCAAGCTGGCTGGCCAGATGGCTGAGATGATGGAGCTGAAGTCTTTGATGGAAGCTGCCATGATGGAGGCTGAGGCTGGCGAGGATGAAGACAAAGAAGACGCGCCAGCGCCTGAGATGTCTGAAGAGATCGCCACCCTGAGGGCTGAGCGTGACCAGCTGCAAGCTGAGCGAGACAAAGCCATCTTCACCCAGATTCAGCCCCAAAGCCTGATCTGGACTGCTGAGCTTGCTGAAGTGGTCTTCAACGTCTGGCGCGCTGATAAAGATCGTGTTGGCGCCATCCTGGCTGAAGCCACCCCAAAGGACACTGAGCCAGCGCAGCGCAAGCTTGAGCCAGCCCCCATGAATCCATGGGCAGTGCGCCTGTCTGAGGCCAGCGCCCCCATCGTCGATGAAGACCCCACACTGAGTGATGCTGATCTCAATGCCAAGGCTGTGCAGATGGCTGAGGGTGATCAGATCAAGGCGAACGCCATTTACAAAGAACTGAAGAAGGCTGCGCTGGCGCGCGCCTGAGGAGACTGAAGATGTCTGATCAGAACACGATTCTTGGCAAGGCTGGCGCCAGCGCGCTTGCTGCCTATTCCATTGTGGTGAACAACGCTGGTGTGCTTGACACAGCTTCAGTCGCCACTGATCAAGCCTTTGGCGTGGTGCTGAATTCGCCAGACAGTGGCGCTGAAGCCCTGGTGGCTGTTGAAGGCTTCAGCCTTGTTGACTTTGGTGGTGTGGTGCAACCCTATGCTGACATCACCACCAATGGCAGTGGCCAGGCTGTGGCAGCGACTGCTGCCGATTTGATCATTGGCTTCTATGCGCCTGAGCCTGTGGATGGCGCTGTGTCTGCCACTGCCAGTGGCGACCGTGCCCGTGTTTACCTTCACAGCTACAAAGGCAACGTGAAAGCCTGATAGGAGATATGACCCATGGCAACGCCTTCATACATTGTCACTGATGTTGACATCAATCGAGTCAGTGAGTCTTTTGTCCAATCGAACATGGACAAATTCGCCATCAGCACCATGCCTAAAGCTCTTTGCTTGGACAAAGAGACAGGGCGCAGCAACACCACCAGTTATGATCTGGCTGCGCTGTCTAATGCCCTGATGGAAGGCACCAATCTGCGCGATTGGTCCCCTGGCATCGACCCACCCAGCGCTGGCACCTTGCTTGAAAGCGCTGTCGAGTTCACTGTGCGTATCCGCTCTACGCTGGATCTGCCCCGCCCCCTGCGACGCGGCCAGACCTTTGAACATCGCTTTGCTGATCTGGAGCGCAACATTGTGCCCATCCAGCTGAGCAAGATCTATCAGGCCCATGACGCTGACATCGCAGCTGCGATGGTCAACAGCAGCCTGTTTCAGGAGCAATCCTTCACCACCAGCATTGGCAGTGGCCTTGATAACCCTGCTGACTATGCGCAGCAGAACCCTGTGGGTGACATTGAAGCTCGCCTGGTGGGCTTGCGCCCATACAGCAACTTCGCTGGCTTGGAGCTCCGCTGCTACATGTCTGGCAAGGTCGCTGCCACCCTGGCTGTGCACCCTGCCTACACTGGTGGTGGCACTGGCTCAGCTGTGGCTTCAGGCCTGCCCCGCGCAGACTTCATCAGCCGCTTCAGCAGCTTGCATGGTTGTAAGACCTATGTCTTTGACAACCTGATCAACAGCGCTGCCCTTGGCCAGTCTGCCAGCATTGTTGAGACCTTCAACCAGACCAACAGCACTGCTGTGCTCTTCTTTGGCCTGTTTGATACGCGCGCTGGCTCTTTCGATCTGCGCAGCCAGGAAGCCAGTGATGCGCCTGATGGCGCGCTGGTGTGGGCCTGCTCGCAAGATCCCAACGTCGTTGAGTACACTGATGGGCGCAAGATGGTGCAATCCTTCTGGGGTCGCGCTGGCTACACCATTTACAGCCCACGTGGCACAGGCGCTGGCATCTCGTCTGATCTTGGCTTCTTCATGAAGCAGGTCTCTGGCGCTGGCTCTGGTGGCATCTTCACCACTGCCTGATGATTGATGGCTTCAATGGTGGCGAGCATCCACACATGGATCAGCCACCAGGCCACATGCTGGCCAGCCCCTGTGCTGTATTGGGGCTGGCCTTCACACATCCACAATGGTGAGACCATGGCAACAGTGGAAACCTTTGGCGTCGACGCTGATCGCATTCTGGCTGATCTGCCACAACTCGTCATTGACACAGGCGCTGGCATCTTGCTGACCACTGCAAGGGCCACAACGCTGATACAGGCTCAGGCAGCGCGCATCAACGCCATGCTTGATGGCGCCTTTGGCGCTGGCACATCAGCTGCCATTGCAGCGCTTGGCGCCACTGATTCACAGTATCTCAACGCTCAGCGCCTGGTGGTGGCTGCTGTGATTCCACAGGTGTTGCGAGCAAGCCATCACCCCACCACCATTGATGCTGACACCAGGGCCTTGCTTGAAGACTTGCAGGCTCAGCTGGCATTGCTTGAAAGCGACCCAGCCAGGGCCATTGGCAGGGTGTCTGATGACTCTAGTGTGTCCATGCCGCGTACTCGCTTTGCAGACTTGCAGCTGAGCACCACACTGGCCAGCAAGCGAGCCAGGCGCAAGTTTGATGGGCGCTCCAATTTGCTTGGTGTGGATGAAGGGGGCTTTGAGTTTTGAGCATCAAGGGTCAAGAGGTCTTCAGACGCGCGCTGGCCAGCCTGCCCTTCACCATTGATCAAGAATTGATTGATGTGGTGGATGAGGCTGTGGTGTCTGAGTTCAGGCGCCAGAGCCAGGATATCCCCTTCTATGAGGGCAAGCCCTACACAGACAAGTATGGCAAGCACGGGGGACCACTGCGCAACTCGCTGACGAGCACCACTGATCCATACCACTTTGCAGGTGTGGTGGGTGACACCATTGAGATTGGCACAGAGGTTGAGTATGCGAAATACAACACACTGCCTGAGCCAGACCCCAGAGCCATTGAGGCAGCCATCCTGAGGCTCTTCATGGAGCGCTTGCGCAGAGGGGGTGGCACATGACCATTGACATCAATCAAGGCCACTACACCCTGTTGAAGGCCTGCAAAGCAGTCATCAGAGACAACTTCAACACAGCCAGAGCCACTGTCAGTGGTGAAGGGGTGTCTGATTATCTGCCTGATGTGCGCCAAGATGGCGCCACACTCAATGGGCGCAACGTCTATGTAAGCCAGGGCGATAGGATACCCATACAAGCCAGCCAGTTCATCCTTCTCAGCGCGCGCAAAATTGGCGAGCCAAGGCGCACCAATGCGCTTGCAGTTGAAGATCAAGACTATGAACTGAGCGCCCTGGTGGGTGTCAAAGGCTTGACCCTGGCAAGGGCTGGCAGTGATCCAGCGCCCACCCCAGAAGACGCTGGCTGGCAAACAGCAGGCCTGCTTGAGCAGATCGCAAGCTATTGCCTCAGACGCTATCTGTGCGCCAGCACTGCTTCAAGTGCTTACAATATTACACCCACAGGCTTTGACCCTGTGCCCTATGACAGGCGAGATCCTAGCAAGTATGCTTACATCAGCCGATACACCATCACCATGAGAGTGCTTGATGCACGGGGGCTTTGACGTATGAGTGAGAACAAACTGATCATCCCTGCCATTGGCAAGGTGCTGGCCAAGGTCGAGACCACGCCAGGAACCAAGGTGGCGCTTGCTGATGCTGATGCTGTCTTCTTTGAAGAGATTGAATGGCAATATGCATCAGACAATATCCAGCGAGTGCCACTTGCGCCTGAGCGCCATGGCGTCAAGTCTGTGGAAGGTCCAAGGCGCATCACATGGAGTGGCTCTACAGAGATGGCGCTGCCTGATGCCTATGACACAGCCAGCGATGTGCCACACCCTGATGTGTGGATTCAATCCTGTGGCTTTCAGCGCGAAGACTTCACAGACGCTGCCCATGAAGCCAGCTTCTATGCGCTGGCCAGCACCAATCATAAAGCCATCAGCTTTGAGGCCTATGAATTCACAGCTGATGGCGCAGACGCTGATTTTGTGCAAGCCAGGGGTGCGCGCTGTGATTGGGAACTGTCCATGGTCGATGGTGAAAGGGTCAAGCTCACACTGAGCAATGGCCTGGCCACTGAAGCCAGCGATGAAGACGAGACCTATCAGGCCAGCGCTGGCGAGTCCAAGGCAGTCACTTACTACACAGACAAGCCCTATGTGGTGAACAGGGGCAACACATCAGCAGAGCTTGTTGACATCAGCAATGCGCTGGCGCCTGTGGTCTTTGGTGGTGGCACTCAGGGTTCGCCAGCTGGAAACTTTCAGATCATCAGCGCCACTTTCGCTGGCAACATGGAGCCAGAAGAGCAGAGGGGGCTGGGTCTTCAGCGCAACCGCCTGGCAGGCTCAGGGCCTGTCACTGGCACCATCGTCATTGAAGAAGGGCTGCTGACCAATGCCAGCGCCTTTGACCCCTATGCCCTCAGGCGCACTGGCGCAGCCCTTGAATGGCGCTGCAAGGTCACACAGAATGACATCAGTGGTAACAGCACCTTCTTTGCCACCCATGCCTATCTTCAGATTGTGGGTGTGAACCACACTGACGCTGGCAAGCGTAGAGTGTGGGAGCTCGAAGTAGAGGTCAAATACCCTGAAGACCCATCAGACAGTGATCCAGCTGTGGGCGCCAGCCCCACCCAGACCTTTGACTATACCGATGGCACCAAGGGTCTTTATGAGAACCTGGCAGTCACCAATGTGGGTGTCTTTGGCATCTGCTTCTTCAGAACAGTGTGAACCTGAGAGATTGAATCAGTGGGATACTTTGTCAAAAGAGAAAGGATCTTTGCAGCGCTAGACGCTGATCGAGTGGATGAAGGCAGCTTCAAAATTGAAGGGCCTGATCATCCATGCTTTGTGCTGGCGCCACACATCACCCTGGCAGGCGCTGAGGTCATGGCCATGTTGAAAGGCGACACACCAGCTGACCACATCCACGCCATGGCAGCTGGCGCCGCTGTCATTGTCGAGAGCCTGGCAGGCAAGTGGGCGCTTTACCCTGGTGGTGAAGCAGACTGGCCTGAGAAGTGGCAAGGGGCAGACATGGCTGAGCGCCAGCACATGGCCAGCGCCTTTGATGTGCGCTCGCTGGCGCGCCTGGCGCAAGCTGCACAGCGTAAAGCGACACTGAGCGAGACAGAGCAGGGGGAATAGTCAAGGCAGTGCGACTCATCAAGGCAGGACATGGCAAGGCTGTGTCACGCGTCGCATCGCCTTTCATACTGTGGCAGCTGGGTCTTCACAATGATGTGTGCCCTGAGACAGGGGGCTTGATGCCTTGGAAAGCTGCCACACTCTATGATCACCCTGTGAGAGAAGTGCTGGCACAGCGAGCCATCAGGGCAGCATGGGCAGACGAGCGAAAGAAGAAGGGCAGATAAATGGCTAGCTTTCCAATCGTCGTCGACGTGATGATCAAGGGGCTTGATCAGATCAAGCGCCTGGTCGAAACCACCAAGCAAGCTGCTGATGTCCTTGATGATGCGCAGAAGCCACTTAAAGAATGGCCTGAGTCAAGCAAAAAGGCAGGCAATGCTTCTGAAGAAGCTGGCGAAAAGATCAAGGGCGCTGGCAAGGCTGCAAAGCAAGCTGGCATCGACCTTGAAAGAACAGCCACCAAATTCAGAGCCATGGGCTCAGCTGGCACCCTGGCAGGCGATAGCTTAGAGCGCCTGAGCATTGTCACCAGTGGCCCATTGGGCGCTGCAATCGGCGCCGCTGTGGTGGGCTTTGCAGCCTTGCAGGCTGGGGTGGCTGTCTTCAAGGCCACAGTGGATGGCCTGATCGCCAGCGTCAATTCCTACATCAAGACAAGCAAGCCCCTGCAAGATGCTCAGGGCAGGCTCAATCAACAGTTTGAAGACTTCAAGGCCACACTTGGAGCAGCCATCACAGGGGGTGAAGGCTTTGCAAAGGTCATGGATACTGTTGGTGGGGTGATCAGCGATCTCACAAACTTCATCGCTGAAAACTCAGACCACATCCTGAGCTTTGTGAAGGTCGCTGCCACAGTGACAGCCACCATTGCCAAGGTCGCTGTCACTGGCATCATGGCGCTCTTTGCACCAGTCACCATGACTGTTGATGCTGCCATCAAGGTAATGAGTGAATTGCTGGCCTTTGCTGGTAGGGCTCAGCAGAGTGTCATTGAATTTATGATGGCGCTGCCTGAAGCAGCCATAGAGGCAGCTGGCTTCAGCACAAAGGGCCTGGCTGCCATGTATCGCCAAGCAAACAGGCTGGCCATGACAGCTGGCAAGTCAAGTGGCGAAGCCCTTGTCAATGGCTATACAGTGGCACTGCTGAAAGGCAACACAGCCATCAATCAGGCCATTGATAAGATCAATGCGAGCATTCAAGGTGTGGGTGGTGGCACTGGCAGGATCAAGGGTGTGGTGGATGACCCATCAGCGCCTGGTGGCGCGCCACAAGATCAGCTGGCGCCAGAGCGCATCACTGTTGGGCTTGGCTTTGGTGAAGGTCTCATCAGGCGCGCCTTGCAGCTTGAAGAGATGCGCAAAGAGCGAGAAAGGCAGGGTGCTGAAATTCAAGCCTTGATCGCATCCATTGATGAAGCTGAGCTTGCGCAGAAGGCCTTCAACACCAGGCTGGCTGCTGAATTCACCAAGGTGGGTGAATTGGGTGTGGCATCTTTTCAACAGCTTGGCTCTTCAGTGTCGTATGCCATGGGCGAGATGATTGCTGGCACATCAACGCTCAAAGACTTTGGCGATGCCATGGCCAATCTCGCTGGCCAGATTGCAGCCAGCTTTGGCCAGCTGTTTATTCAGATGGGCACAGGCTTTCTCATCACCAGCCCTGCTGTGGGTGTGGGCTTGATTGCAGCTGGCCTGGCTCTTCAGGGCCTGGCTGGCTTTCTCAGTGGCAAGGGCGCAGCCAACAAAGGCAGGGGCGCTGGCGCTGGCAGGGGCGCTGGCGCTGATGCCAGCAAAGCTGTGGCCAGAGAAGTCACCAGAAGCCTGAGACCATCAGGGGCTGGTGGCGAGAATGTGACCAATATTGAAGTGGTGATTGGTGGGCGCTCTATCCAGCCTGAGATGGTGGCCATCGTCGATGACATCGCCAGACAGCGCAGATCCAGATATCTTGGCAGACGTATGGGGGCTTTCTGATGGCAGACTTCACAAGGTGTCTCTTCACCCTGCCTTATAAGATCACCACAGCCACCCAGATCAGGGTGGTCTTTGCTGACTCAGCAGTGGGCGCCACCACAGTCACAGCCACTGCTGTTGCTGGCACTTACTTCAATGACCTTGACGTGGATGGCACAGCATTGGGTGTCAACCTGTTAGAGCATCTGATCAGCCAGCTTGCCAATTCTGAGCTTGCAGCTGGCACTAATGGCACTTGGAGCATAGAGCACATATCAGGCACCTATCAGGGCAAATACAAGATCCAGCGAGAGAAGGGCAATCCGGCTGATGATGTCACCAGCCTTGAAGTCATTGGTGGTGAAGTGTCCATGCTCACCTTTGGCTTTGCTTCAGCAGCTGCACAGGCGCCAGCTGTGAGCACTGATGATCCTGCTGTGTGGACAGCACCCAACAGGGCACAGGGCCTGTGGATCATTGATGACTACCCTGGCCTGAGCGCTGGCGCTGAAGAGCGCACCACCACCACAGTGCTGAGCGCCACCAGCCCTGATGGCACCACAGCCAGAGACACCTATGGCGATGTGACCAGAAAAGTGATTGATCTGCTCACACTGCCAGCTGCCAGTGTCTTTAAATTCTATGTCAATGACCCTGATTATGCTTCAGGCCTTGGCGCAGCCACAGGCGATGTCAATGCCTGCTTTGACGAGCTAAGGCGCCTGTGGTCTCGCCTTGATGCTGATGTCTATTGCCGATTCTACCCAGACGCAGCCACACTAACGAGCTTTGTGCAGCTTCAGCCAGGCGCTCAGGATGGCTGGCTGGCGAGCCTTGACGCTGTGGCTGATAGGGTCTCTTCTAACCCTGTGCTCTACAATCTCACCATCACAGCCTATGTGGTCGAATAGGGGCGCCCCATGCCAAGATATCTTCATGCCATAAAGATTGAAGGCCTTGGCGATGTCACAGCATCTGCCACTGATAAGCGCTATCGCATCTGCTATGCGCGCGCATTCTTTGATGCGCCATCCACAGCAGACGCTGATGGGCTCTTCATCGATGGCTTGCAGATGTGGCCTTCTGAGCTGAGCGCTGATGTTGACTTCAGGGATGGCAGAGCCACTATCAGCAACCAAACCTTCACACTGCGCGCAGACACCACCACCAGGCCCCTGCTATATCGCCTCAGACACGGGGTGGTAGCGCGCTTGATCGCTGCCATGACAGCCAGCCAGACCACCATTGATGTGGATACATCAGGGCTTGATGGCGCTGTGTACCTAGAGCGAGAGTGCTTGATCGTCGATGGCGCCAGTCAGTCAAGCATTGCAGGGGGCTTCAGGTATGATGTCACCAGGGCAGCGCTTGGCACATCTGCACAGGCCCATGGCGCAGACACCACTGATGATGTGGAGATCTTCAGCACATGCAACACCTTGGCAGGGCGCTTGATCCAGCTGCTGAGGGTGCCACTAGACAGCACAGATGCGCCAGCTGATGAAGTGGTGATGTGGTCTGGGGTGATCAGAGACATCAACACCAATGACACAGGGCTAAGCTTGACCATCAGCGCTGATGGCTTGCTGGCCTTGGTGGATGCTCAGCAGATCTTCGCTGAGCGCTGCCAGGGCAGGATGATCAACGCCATTCTTGACGGGCAGAGACCTCGCCTTGACAGGCTGAGCGCCACCATGCTGACACAGGAAGCGCCAGCTGGTGGCTCAGGTGTAGTAAGCGACCCCAGACAGGCGCTCTTCATGCTGGGTGATGATGCTGCCATCAAGGGCACTTACACCTTCTTTGATCAGGGCGCCACATTCTATCTGCACATGCTGGCAGACTCAGAGACCTTTGCAGGGCGCCCCCTGCCTGAAGATATGAGTGTGTACAAAGACACACCCACCAGGGAGGTCTTCAGCACTCGCGCAGACTCACCAAGCAATGTGGATAGTGGGTCGATTGGTGACAACACACTGCCCCTGTCCAGCCACCCTGGCAAGCTGATCTTACAGCTGCTGACCACCACCAGAAACGACAACTCAGCAGGCCCCAATGGAGCCTATGACACTGGCATCAATGCGCTGGCTGGCTCTATCCCTGTGGGCCTGGTGGATGTAGAGGGGATCTTGCTGTGGGGTGATGAGATAGGCATCACCCTTGATGATGTCTTCTTCTTTGAGGATGGCAGCAAAGCCCTTGGCGATGTGATCAGGGAAATACTCACACCACTGCTGAGCGCCCTGATCAGCACACCAGCTGGCAAGCTCAGCATCATCAGGCTCAAAGACTCAGCGGATTATGGCAGCGCCCTGAGCCTGAGCCAGTCACAAGTGCGCTCAGCCAGCATCATCCACAATCGCAACTTGATTGATGCCATTGACAAAGTGCAGCTGGCCTACAGGGTTGAACCTGGCTTGCCACCAAGCAGGATCAGCGCGCGTGACACCATCAAATACAGGCGCCAGCCACCAGGCGAGCACAGCAGCCTGAGCTTGACCCTGAGAGGCACCAGACGCCGAGATCTGGCCACACAGGTGATCCAGACCATTATTCAGCGCTACCATGACCCCATACCCATGCTCTTTGTGGAATGCCTGCCCACAGCACAGTTTGAGCTTGGCGATGTGATCAGCGTGACACACAGCCTGATCCCTGATGGTGATGGTGGCAGGGGGCGCACCAATGCGCCCATGCTGGTGATCAGCAGAAGGGAAGTCTTCAGTGGCGAGCCAGGCCAGATGGGCGAGCATATCATGGTTTATGGCCTGCTTGATGTGGGTCTGATCCATCCAAGGGCTGGCTTGATTGCGCCATCAGCCACTGTGGCATCATCGCCAGCGCCCACAGCCACAGTCTTCACTGTCAATGTCAATGACTTCACTGAAGTGGATGGCTCAGGCCCCTTTGATGCTGACATTGAAGGCTTTGCTGTGGGTGATGCCATAGACATCATGGATGAATTCGGCACGCCTGTGGACACAGGGCTATTCATTCAAAGCATCGCCACCAATCAAATCACCTTGACTGCGCCAGCATCGCCAGCGCCATCAGCTGGCGATATCATCAGGCCAAGTGCCTATGCTCAATGCGTGACACAGCAGCAAGATGATTGGGTCTTCATCGCAGACGCTGATGAAGAGCTAAATACAGATCTGCCAAAGACCTATCGGAGCTGATCCAATGGCGTTTAAGAAGCTGGACAGTGCAGCCATTGACTTGACCCTGAGCAGGCCCCTTGATGCCTTTGTGTCACAGGGCATGGACGCCAATGGTGTGCAAGCATGGGCAGACAGGGGCAGGGGCGCTGGCATGTCGTATGGCTCAGATGCCAGGCCCACCCTGGCAAGCGCTGGCCTGTCTTGTGTGCCACTGAGCCCATGGCACATCAGCCCCACATGCACTGAGCTGACGCTGAAGATCAGAGGCCTTGCCAGCATTGATGGTGCTGGTGGCACAGCGCTCAATGCTCGCCTGGTGCTGATGGCGCTCAGTGGGGTGGTCTATGACAATGTGAGCATGACCCCTATCCTTGATGATGCCTCAGATCAGGAAGTTGAATTCACCTTTGATGTCACCAATCTTGCTGGTGATGTGGTGGTGCCATGGCTGGTGTTTCAATCAGCCCTGAACACTGGCAATCAAGCAAGCGATGATCGCCATGCCAATGACATCACTGCTAATCGATACAAGATTGACCTTGGCTCCACACTCGCTGGCACCTATGACGACACCAAGCGCTGGCAGATGACTTTCAGTGAAGACAGCACAGGCACACATCCATCTGATGTGTATGAATACCAAGGGCCTGTGATGATTGTGGCTGAGAATGGGCATGATGAAGTCTATGTGCTGCCACGCCTAGACAGGCGCCTGGTGGCTTATCAGCAATTCAGAGTCACCATCACTGAGCTTGGTCGCTTCTTACTCTATGGCTGGAGCTTGACAGAGACTGCCTTCACAGCGCCAGCAAGCCAGGCCAATGCGCTCAGGCCTGGCATGGCTCCAAGGGCTCGCACCTATTCGGAGATCTACAGGCGCCAGCGCGCGCTTGCAGCTGAGCGCACCAGGGTGGTCAATGTGGGTGGCTCGCCAGATGCGCTGGCTGATGGGCGCAGATGGGGCGCCAGCGAGTTTTACACAGAGTCCACTTACACTGATACATATCTGGCTGTGGGTGGCGAACTGCCCACCTATCGCATCGACACCAGAACAGCCACACTCAACACCAGGCGCCGCTATAGGGCGCTGGCCTTGGTGGCTGGCGCTGTGTCCCAAAGGAATGAAGCCAGGGAGTTTACAGTGCGTCTGCGCGCCACCCTTCAAGATATTGGGGGTGGCGATGTGGCCACACCAGATGTGCAAGGCGCAGCCATCGATGTGACACCCATCACAGGGGCTGGGGTGGGTAACAACGAACTGGCTGACAGGCTTTACTTCATTTACAACTTTGGCAGTGGCTTTGTGACTCAGCACCTTGATGGCACATGGCCTTATTCAGATGTGCTCAATGGCACCCATGGCCTCAGGCTGATTGATGCGACCTTTGAAGAGCAAGCAGCCAGCGCCAGCGACACAGCGCGCCTGATGCGTCTTCAGCTCAGGCCTGAGGGCATAGAGCCAGCCATCAGCACTGGCACCATTGAAGCATCAATCAGGCTTTATTATCCGGCTTGCACAGTGCTGATTGCTGAGGGCTTCTGATGGCGATTCAAAACAACACCTTCTTCAGAGTCACAGGCTCAGTGGCAGACGAGACAGGCGCCAGCCAGATCAGTGTGGCTGATGGTGTCAACATCATTGGTGGTGGCAGCGTCGATGAACAGCAGATACTGCTTGAGAACAGCAATCACGTATACAGCACCATCAACAGGCGAGCCCTGCTTGATGTGTGGAGCCCTGGTGTCATTGGTGACAGCACCACCCAATACATTTACAAAGAAGCCACAGCGCCCACAGTGACCTTTGCCATAGCCCTTGAATCGCCAGCCCTGGTGGGTGTGGATCGCTTCAGCGTGACATGGGTGGCGCGCTACCAAGGCCAGATCAAGGTTGACATCAGGCGCACAGACACAGGCGCCAGCCTGAGTGCATATACTGGTGGCGCTGAGATTGCGCCCATCACTGAGACCCAGACCCAGACATGGAGTGGTGTCCAAGATGTCTTCATCAGAGTAAGCATGGCGCCTGTGCCAGTGAGCACAGATGCCATCCTGTGGGGCTTCAGGGCGCTTGAAGACCAGACGAGCATTTAGGCGCTGGCTTGCAGGCCTGTAAGCTGGCATTAAATTGATATCAACTCGCCAGCCACCAGGCGCTGGCGCCACACACAGTGGCATCCAATAGGAGTCAAGACCATGAGAGTTATTTCGCACAATGTGCCCTATACCTTTGGGGGCGCTCAGTCAGTGGTGGATGTGCTTCACACAGGCTCAGGTGAAGTGCTGGCAGCTGGTGTCAGAAAGTATCTGCTTGTGCAGAACATTGGGTCAAACAACATTTACTTGACCTTTGATGGCGATACAGCTTCATCCACCACAGGCTTCAAGCTGGTGGCTGGTGGGTCAATCGAGTTTGCCACAGCTGTGCCCAATGGCCAGATCAATGGCATTGCAGACACTGCCACTACAAAGCTGGCCATTCTTCAGGGGTGATATCATGGGTTTCTTTTCATGGGGGATCACACCTTCTGAGGGTGTGAAGGGCCCATATGCTGACTATGACACAGCCTTGACAGCGCTGAGGGCTGACGCTGGCGCCAGTGATGGTGATCTGTACCAGCTTGCCAATGATATGACCTTCAACGCCTTCACCAGTGAAGGGCCTGGCATCCTGATACCTTCTGA